CAGTATATTGGTAAATCTCATTACATAGGTTTGATTGTTTAATCACTCCGATGTTTTGATGATTTGTTTTTCGGTTAGCACTATCTTTAGAACATAAATAAGGAACTCCCGTTTCAATTTGTGACTCATAAATTTTAGTCCAAATGTCTTGAGCCTTAACTTTTTTACCAAGACCTAAAGAAACTGCCTTTTCGTAGTTTTCTTCATATTCGTCACCAAAAGATTCTTGTAGTGGTTTGATACCAGCATTTTTAATGTCGTTAGGACAAAACAAATACCAATCACCATTTTCTTTCACCGCTCTCATAAAGTTGTCAGGAATCCAAAGTGCCGTAAATAAATCACGAGCCCTTAATTCTTCCGCACCTGTGTTCTTTTTAATATCTAAAAGATCAAAGATGTCTTTATGCCAAGGTTCAATATAAATTGCTGCCGATCCTGGTCTACGTCCTTGTTGATTAAAGAATCTCAATGATTCATTAACAATTTTAAGGTATTTTAATAATCCACCCGCATATCCACCTGATGTTGAAATTCTACTTTCTTTACTTCTAAGGTTAGACATCGATAATCCAATACCTGCTGCATCAGATGAAAAAGTTGAGATGTCGTTCAACGTATCTAACAATCCTTTTCTTGAATCTGAGTTATTGTAATGTAACACACAAGACGCTAATTGAGGAACTTTTGTTCCCGCGTTAATCATAATTGGTGTTGCCTTAGAAATTAACTGATTTGATAATGATTTGTAATATTCAAACGCATCGGTCATATTATCCGTAACCCACAATGCAACTCTCATATACATATGTTGTGGTCTTTCAATTACCTTACCAGTTGGTTTCTTTAACAAATACATTTCTTGTAATGATCTCCAACCGAAATAATCAAAGTTGTAATCATTTTCGTGATTGATTACTGAATCAATAGTGTCTTCACCATATTCTTTAATCGTCTCAATAAGTTTTTCATTGATAATACCATCACTATAAAGTTCATTCATAGTTTGTGAAAAACTATCATTTGTTTCTTTATGGTAAGAAGATATTGCAACTGAAGATGCTAATCTTGAGTAATCGTGATGACTACCGGTGTAAGATGCCGCAATCTCATAAACTAACTTATCTAATTCCTTTGTAGTTACCTCACCCTCAGTTGGGACTGAAGTAATTACTTTAATAAAAATCTCATCAGAATTAACATTCAAACCTTTCGATGCTCGTTTAACTCTGTTGTAAATTTTTTGTGGGTTAAATGGAACTGATTCACCCCCTCTTTTAATTATTTTTAATGACATATTCTAAAATTTAAAAATCCTCCGTAAATGTTATTGTTTCATTTATTTTTGCCTTCTGATACTCCATAGTTCTTGATTCGAAGAAATTACCTTTTGTTTCAACCGCAATTTGTTCCATAAACTTGAATGGTTGTTCCACGTTGAATTCCTTACTACATCCGAACTTAACCAATAATCCATCAACCACGAATTCCAAATATTGTCTCATTAAATTTGAGTTCATCCCAATAAGTGAAACAGGTAATGATTCTGTAATAAATTCTTTTTCAATCTCTAAAGCTGAAAGAAGAATTTGTTTGATTCGTTTCTCGGAAGGTTTATCTTCTAAATGGTTATTAACTAAGTGGATTGCGAAATCACAATGTAAGTTTTCATCCTTAAATATTAAGGTGTTAGCGTTACATAGACCCTGCATAATCCCTCTTGATTTTAACCAAAATATAGAACAAAATGATCCTGAGAAAAATATACCCTCAACCGCTGCGAACGCAACTAATCTTTCAGCAAAAGAAGCGTTCTCAATCCAATCCAACGCCCACTTAGCTTTCTTCTGTACTGCCGGTAATCTATCAATCGCATTAAAACATTCATCTTTTTCTTTTGCGTTTGAGATGTATGTGTCAATCAATAATGAATACATTAATGAGTGGATATTCTCCATCGCTAATTGGAAACCATAGAAGAATTTAGCTTCGGGGTATTGTACCTCACGATAGAAGTTTTCCGCCAAATTTTCATTCACGATACCATCTGAGGCCGCGAAAAACGATAATACATTTTTAATGAAGTATTTTTCGTTATCAGTTAATGTTTCCCAATCTCTGATGTCGTTTGTTAAATCCACCTCTTCAGCTGTCCAAAACGCCGCTTGGTGTTGTTTGTAATATTCCCAAATATCATTGTGTTCAATCGGAAATATAACGAACCGACTAGGATTTTCTACTAGTATTTTTTCCATTATTTAAATTTACTTATTTTGTTAATTTGTCTGTGTTTCTCTTTGTCTCTTCTTATCCAAGAGCTCCTTAACTCGTTGTCTTTGTCTATCTTCTTTCTGTTCTTCAAGACCTAAGAACGTCATTGAACTTTCCGTATCAATTTCAATCATTGCATTATCAAACTTACAATTTTCAAACACAACACCATCATCCCCAATTCTTGATTTAGTTATCGCAATGGTAGCTAACTTCATTTCTTTTTGTTGTAATGTTTTTGCTACCGATATAATAACGTGACCAACTTGAGCCTTCTTAATTGATCCTCCCATTTGATCTGTTGTTACCACCTCTGATGATATTGATGCTCTGTTACCTTGAGTTGCTGTCCATCCAACAATATTCATCTCGTGACACATAGCCTCAAACGCTCTCATTACCGAACCCTCACTCTTCCATTCATCACCCAAATTCTTATCAGGAACAACACAATCAATATAATCTAAAACAATCATATCAACTTTAATTCCGTCTGAGACCATTTTTCTAATTTGATTCTTAATTTGTAACATCGTCATAGTATCCGACGGTAACTTTTTCATAATCAACTTGTTAGGCATTGATTCCTCGATTTCTCTAACTTTAGTCGTAACCTCATCTCTCTTTTCTGACAAATCGTCAGGATGAATCTTAGTCCATAACGTGAAGTGTTTTCTTTGGATTACCTTAGGGTTGTCCTCAAAAAATATCTGAACAACATTAAAACCTAAGTTAAACGCGTGGTTCGCCATCTTAGTTAAAATGGTTGATTTACCCACACCTGTTGGTGCTAAGATAACACCTATTTCTCCTTTTGCTAAACCTCCTTTTAACAATCTGTCAATTCCTGGTATCCCCATTGGGATTGGATGTCTGTAATCATCTTCAAGTACTTGTTCAAGGTTTGAGAATACGTCTAACATTGTCGTATCTTTTGCTCCCACTTGTAGTGCGGTCTTTACCATTTCTTCGAGGGTGTCGTAGTTTTCAAACTCACCTCCGTCAATGATCTTTTGTGCCTTTCCCATTACTTTCTGAAGTTCCTGTTGTTTACAGAATTTCAAAGCCTTTTCTTGTACAAAAGCAACTCCCTCGATAGGTGCATCCTTGATTTTCTTAATTGTGTCCATAACAATCTTAGATGCAATTTCCTGTTGAAGTTCTGATTTTGTGATCTGCTCAAGGGTCTCAAACGATGGGGTGTGATCGTATTTTGTATAATACTCACGTATCATTTGAATGATAATTTTGAAGTATTTATTTTCAAAATAATTATTCTCAATTACATCGATAATGGAATGTGAAAAATCCTTATCTACAATAATCTGATTTAAAAGTTGTAATTGAAAAGTATTACCCAAATACTCAAAATTCTTTCCTGTCGCCATATATTTTTTCTCCTTTAGTAAAGATAAATAGTGTTAGTTTTTAATAAATTCAGGATATGAAAAATTAAAGTTATCACCTGAAAAAATGTCAGTAAGGCCACCAAGGATGTTTTTTAGTTTTGGGCGTAGGTCTACGGTGTATCTGACCTTCGGAGGGTATACTTTAGCGTTGAATACTCTATGACAAATTGTCATATCACCAAGCTTAATTATTAGATTAAAATTTTCCGGACCATCCGTAATCGATGTGTTTAACACGTCAGGATTTTCAATAATTTCATATTGGTTGTCCAACATATAATTCAATGTTCTCATCCGTAAATCATATTGTAATTCATTACTAAGGTTTTGGATGTAGTAATAAAATTCTTCTGATTTGTGAGCGTTTCGGTTAAAACCTCTCACGTTAAAGAATCGTTGAACAACGATGTTGTCGTTACACATTAACAAAAATTCTACTTTTGTTATTTCTTGATCTCTCATAGTTTTGTTTGTTTCTACTTTTTGTTTCTAAATTTTTGTTTTTCTTTTCTTGTCAATTTCATAAAAGGTTTTAAAAAGTTTACCCAAGCGTCGTCACCCTTTGGTAGGTATTTAAAAAACCCATCTTCCATCATCATTCTAATTAGATTTCTATGTCCTCTTCCGTCGGGATCCATCGACTCAGAATAATATAACCTAACCATTTCTTTCCCCTCTTCATCAATTAGAGGTTCGGATAAATCCACGAGTTTTTTATTGGTTTTAAAAAACTCATCACCCAAAATACCTTCTTTTGTTTTCCCACTAAGTAGATTACTTAATGCGACATTTTTTTGTTTTTCGTTTAATAAAGTTTGACTCTTTTTTAAAATATCGGTCAAAGATACTTTTGAATCAAGTATTTCAGGAAAAAACTTAACTAAAGTTTTCTCACCCATCATACTAATACCATCAATGTTGTCTGAGGTATCACCAGCAAGAACCTTAAATGTCATAACATTATAGTGGGGTATCGAACAATCCTTAAATTTAATTCTGTCCCCAAACTTATAATAAGATTTTAAATTTGGTGAATAAACTAATACGTTCTCAGAAATTAATTGAGTTAAGTCCTTATCACTTGAGAATATCGTTTTCTCCTCATCTAATGATATTTGACAGTAATATGCTATAAGATCATCGGCTTCCGAATTTTCGATCTCCAGTTGTCTTATAAACATCTCTTCAAGATATTGTTTAATCCTTGTTTTTTGTCTGTTAAACGAATCCGTCTTCTCCTCATCATTAGGGGAAGACTTACGATTCATTTTGTATTTGGGGTAGATTAATTTTCGTTGGGATGAACTTGTTTTTGTGTCCCAAAAAACCATAACTTTATTAAAGTTGGTTTCTTCTAAGAATTTACGAATTGTGTTAAGGAAATGCCAAGTACCTCCAACATGCTCCCCACCATTATAATAGTCCTTAACTCCATAAAATCCTATTTTTAATAAATTGTCACCATCAACAATTAATGTTTTAACCATTTAATTTTTTTAAGTCGTTTGAAATTACTTTTTACTCGTCAGAGTCGTCATCAGATTCCGCTAAAGCATAATCCGAATACCCTAATTTTGTTTCCCAATAGTCTGAATACTCTCTTTTATAGTTATCCAAAGATTCTTTCGTATCGGCAATATATCCTTGTGGTACCGCAATGATTTTACCATCTTTATATCCAAGACCATTAACGTGGTTCTTCAATATAGAAACTTTTGTTCTAATTGCAAACGATACTTTTCTACCGTTTTTAGTTGCATCAATATGACTAATACCCGCCTTTTTCTGATTACCAAATAAGAATACTAATGATGACGCTAACCATACCGCTTCACCACCTTTAGCTTTAATCTCAGGTTGTCCAAATGGATTGTCAGGAAGTAACACCCAAGGTTGATTAAGTATAACTAACGTGTTGTAATATGGAAATTCTTCTTTCTTTGATTTAGAAATTCTTGAGTGTATTCCCATACCAATCTTATCGGCAAGTACCTTAGCGTTGTGCATTCCACCACCTTTCCCATCAAAAGTCATCTGACAAGGAATGGATCCAATACTATCCCATAAAAACAAAAGGTTATAAGGAATATCACCTTTTTCTTGAGCATCAAGGATATCGTTAATAAAATCAGTCGCTTGTTCAATTACATCGAATGAATCATTAAATATAAACATACCATCATACTCACCGTCTTCATTTTTTTCAGCCTGTAAGCCTAATTCAATTGCGTGTTCCCAAGACCATTTCTTTTCGGTAATGATAAGAACAGGTAAATGTCCCTTCTTTTGGGCATCTGCAGCTGCAAGAATCATTGCCGTTGTTTTTGATGTGTTTGAGTGACCTAAAAACATATTAATACCACCCATTATTGGTCCTGGTAATTCT